GCCATGTCTGCAACCTCTGAGTTTGTATCTGCTGCAGCTTTTGCGAACACATCGGCTACATGAGTGGCTTCACTTGCGTTCAAGCTAAACATATTTACCGCAGTCGCTGCCGCTTCTGAGGCAAGAGCTAGATCTCCACCAGATGCTGCAGCCAAAGACATTACTCCGGGTGAAGCTGCTAAGATTTGATTTGCGTTAAATCCTGCTGATGCCATCATTTCTTGACCTTGTGCAACTTCCTTAGCACTAAAAACAGACGATGCCCCAAGATCAATAGCTTGTTTTCTTAACTTTTCAAAATCTGCCCCGGTAGCTCCAGAGATTGCTTTTACTCTGTTCATTTGAGATTCAAAATCTCCAAATGTTTTTGCAGCAGCGACTCCTAACCCAACTATTGGAAGTGTGACGTATTTTGAAAGGCTACGCCCAACACTTTGCATCCCTTGACCTACCATAGTCGTATATTCGCCGATTTTCCCAAGCGTAGATATGTTGCTATCTTTTATTGATTTTATTTTATCAATAGTAGCTTGTGCAGCAGATTGAACTTTGTTCATAGTGCTTGTAAAATTAGTATCTGTTGCTTTTAAAATCGCTTGTACTGTGTACGATCGATTAGACATTAATACCTCCTTTCTCTCTCAACTCTTTTACCCTTTTAGCTCTATTAACAATAGTTTTATCCAATTGTTTGGGTTTATCACCTAACAATTTTCTCTTCCGCTCATCGTAATCATAAAAATCTTTAAAATCTTTATAAATATACTCACCACTTTGGTTGGTGGCTTCTGCGTTTCTTTTTATAAAAGCGCTAAGATAGATATTTCTTTCGGTCTCTAAATGCTTGATTAAATACCCTTTCATCCTAAGATTGTATTCTCTGACAGTCATATTCCTAGCGACATCATAGTCAGTTACATTCAGTAACCCGAAAATGTTAGCTATTATTTCGTTGTACGTTTCTAGAGAATTTTTTTCGTTCTCTTTGTTGCCGTTTGCAGACTCAATTTTTAGTTCATGCTTTTTAGTAATTGTTTCACTTGTGCTTTCGATAGTGGCGCTTTCTTCAAACTCGTTAAAAAACCTTCAAAAACCTCTTCAAGCTTATTGTCTTCCGCTTGTTTAATTGCCCATTTTTCGATTTCTTCCTTGCTTGGAATGCTATTCAAAGTGTGTGTTGCTGACAAGATAATATCTTCTAGAATTAGGGGGTTTTTGATAGATAATTGTAATGTTGCTGTTTGGATACCTGTTCCAAATTTAAAACCGTTGTTTTCAACGAAATGCCTCTTGTCCATCTCACGGATGAAGTCAAACCCAAAGTTTAATGGGTAAGTTTTTCCTGCGATTGTAATTTCTTTCATTTTTGATTTTCTCTCCTTAAAAAAATAACAAGGGTAAAAACCCTTGTTTTAAAAATTAATTGCCTTGTGTTAGATTAACTACTTGCTTCTACATGAGAAACAGTATCGCCGTTTGTTTCAGTGACGTCTTTAAACACATATTGAATAGCCTTGATTTGCTCTTTGGTGAGGGTAGCTTTACCTTTGACAGGTTTTCCATCAATAGCCATTTCTGTGGAAATTTCAGATAATTCTTCAACATTTGAAGGGACTTCCCACGAACCTAATCGACCTATTGCGTACTCTGCATCATATTTATTGTCTGAATTGTTGTTGCTATTTAAGTCAATATCCCAGACCTCAATCTGCTTGCCATCTAAAACGGCATTTTTTAATGTTGTGTTCAATTCGTCGCGACTAGCAACCCCTTTGATTTCTAAGGTGACTTCTAGTCCTTTGTCAGAATTTATAGCACCATCTTTTGTGATCTTAGCATCTGTTTTTCTACTAAATTTCCACTTATGTTCCGTCTGAAAAGATAATTTAGCCGCAGCCTTCTTTTCCCCCAAAACACGAAACATCAAAATATTATCTTTACCATAAACTGGTGAACTTGTTACCATGCTTCCTCCTATATAAAACTAAAATACATGTTCAAAATGCCACGATATAAATTCTCGTTAGTACTATTATCTTTTAAGATTTCGGTATCACTATCATCTATAATCATGGACCATCTTCTATTTTCTATTTGGTTTATTTCACTGACCGCCTGCATAATTCGAGCAACTATATCACTTATCAATTTTCTGTCCATGCCGTCTCCCCAGACGTTTATCGTTGTTGAGCACTTGCCGATTAATTGGGTTTTTGTCGCTCTCGGCATTATATGAGTGTCTCCCATCACAACAAAAGGGTATTTTGTACCCAACGGTGGAAGGAAATCGTAAACAGTCAATCCTATATCAGTGAGTCTTTTAAAAATCTCATCAAACAATTGTTGATCCGGTTGTTTCATCATTCAACCCTCGCTAAATCTTTAATGAAGTTGTCAATGACACTATCAAGAGCTGGCTTCATAAACGGTTGCTCCTCCATTAATCGTGTACCTGTTTCCAAGTAACCGGAATAATTTGTCCCAGCCTTCACTTTAGCAACTGTACTTTGATTACTAAACTCTAATTTAATAGACCTTCTAGTAGCTCCTGTAGGTTTAACAAAAACACGCCCTTTGCCTTTTTGCCACTCATAATGCCCATTAAATACAGCTTTATCAATAGCCTTTGAGTGCATTTTAGTTCCGTGTTTTCTGACAGCTTTGCGCTTGTTTTCAAAAGTAACTTCTTTTTTTAACGCAGATAGCAACTCATGTTCCCCTTCCAATGTTAAGTTAATCATTAACAATCTCCTCAACGTATAAAGCTTTATTTCTGCTCGTTACAACACGATAAGCTTTATCTTTGATTAAAACCCTATCCACCTTCTTAACGCTGTGACGTAGCCTTACAATGCGTCTATCAAGGTCTAACTTCTCGTCTAACAGATTAGATAGTTCTATACCTTGCTCCGAGATGTTACACGGAACGACATCTTTTTTAACTTCTCCTCCAACACGTTTCCCAAGAGTTGGATCATATCGAGGTTCACCGTTAGCTTTAATTAAAAGAGTAACTCTATCGTTATATCTCATAAAAAATAAAGTCCACCTTTTTTAGATTTTTGATTTGAAATATTAAGCTTACTTTTAATCATTAAATCATACGGTTCAAACTCGTTTAAAAAGTCGTAATAAGTGATAGCTCTTCCTTCCACGGACTCAGACTTAGCCCGTTCAGCACCTCGCCTGTTATAGCGAGCAATCAAACAATCTTCAAGGACAAATGAAAAGGCACTATCTATCTCATTAGTGCCATACTCTGCTGAAAAGTGGTCAGTAATCCTTTTTAGCAACATTTCCAATAGTTTGTCTTGTAATGTATCGTTGATATCTAAATCAAGCTTTACATTATTAATGATTGTTTGCGTGTTTATCTTTTCCATAAACACCTCCAAAAATTAATCGGTGTGAGATTCTAAAAGCTCTAGCAATTCCGCTTTTTTAGCTTTAGAATCGTAATTAACACCTAGTTCATCAAGTTCACGCTTTAGCTCGTCAACTTTTAAATTGCTAAAGTTTGTTGACTGTGTGTCAGTAGCTTTTAAAACACCTTTCCCAGTCAAAAACTCAACTCTAGCACCGTTATACTCTTCACCGACTTTATAAATAAAACCAGTCTCTTTATCTCTAAAAGCTTCAATTACTAGAGCCACGATTACCTCCTTTTATAATGATACTTCCGAACTTGTTACAATCTGTACTTCATCTAAGCGCTCGAATGATGGTAGAGCAATCATAGAAACCTTAGTCTGTACGTTAACAGGATCAGTAGTCTTAGTAGTTGTAACAGCAATACCTGTCTCTACAAGAGATACCTGTGCATCTGTTGCTTGACCTCCCATGAGGTCAGACTGTTCAGGAGTTGTCCCAAATACTGTATAGCCAAGATTTCCGTTAGGTACAAGTGTAACTACGCCATCAGGGAAATACTTCTTGCTTTCACCTGCGTCGTTAACGAACACACCATCTTTAAGTAAGATGTTTAATCCCAATTCTTCAGAAAGATAAGATTTTAATTCTGCTTTAGTAACAATTGAGCCTTCTGGTGCAAGTGGTTTAATTACTTTTACGGTTGCTTTTGCATTTTTGATATAGCCAAAAGTTTTTGAGTTTAAGACAATAGCTTCAGGAACGTGACCACGCTCTGTTACTGTTTCAATAGCTTTCTCAATGTCGGCAAGAGGGTTAGCAGTTTCTTTATTTGACCATTCTTGTGAACTTTTAGTCGTTTGAGTTACAGCTAATCCATAATCGATATCTTTCATAACACCGTTTGAATTGATGTGGATTTTACCACTTGACAACACTTCCATGCGCATAGCTTCAAGACGTGCTTTAGCACCAGCGATTAGAGTAGTATCATTAAAGATTGTTGATAACACTGTGTCAATAAGTTCTTGATTTTTAGTTTGTGCTAAAACGTTAAGTTGTTGACGGTCAGCCTCTTTTACAAACATACCTTCTTTGAAGTAAGGCATTTCTTCGTCTAACAAGTCTACAGACATGCGGTCACGAAGTGGAACTTTAGTGTCAAACGCCGCCGCTTTGATACTAACTGGTTTGCCAGCTGCTCCTTTGATAAAGGATAACTTAAGACCAAGTTGTTGTTTAGATGGGAAAGCTTTTTCTCCCAAAGACAAGTCAACGTTTGCTTGTTGTTTATCATAAAATCCTTTGATGTTAGCAGATGTTACAACGTCATAAATTAATGCCATTATTTAGTTCCTCCTTTTACAAATACAATGTGTGGTAATTTAGTAGCTAATTTTGATGGATCTTTAGCCAAAGCAGAGTCTGCCAACTTATCAGAATTTACTGTGCCACGATAAACAAGAGGACCCGCAGCATTGCCTTTAGATAAGTCAACATCTGTCAACAAAATGCCATCGATATGAGCTTCACCATCTACTTCACTGTTTTGAACTGGTTTTACTTTTTTAGTACGATCTTTAAAAACAGACTCATCAATCCCTGCTAAAACTGTTCCAGCAGATGCCAGTCCATTACCAAATTTACTTGCATCTAAAGTCACAGAAATCGCTTCGTATGGCAAGTTATGTAAAATCTCTTTTGATGTTTTTACTGTACGTTTATTCATTTTTTCCTCCTAAAATAGTTTGGTGTTAACTTTTCCAGCTCGTTCTGCTAAGCTTGCACCAAAATTTGATTGAGTTGTAATAGAGCCACTTCCGATTGAAGGGGTGGCTTGTCGTGCCAATGATTTGCGATCATCAGCGATTGCTTTAGCAAATGCGCTAGCTAGCTTAGTGACATTTGCTTTTGTTTGCTCTGCATCTAAAGTTACTGCAAGACTAAGAACATCATCATCAACATTAATATCAGCCTCTGAAAACATTTTACGAGCAACTGCTGTTAGTTCGTTGCGTGTCTTATCATCTTTTAGTTGTTGCAACTCTTCTAACAATTTCTGTGTTTCGTAGTTAGCTTTTTCTTCGCTGTTCATCTTTGCTAATTTTTTAGCTTCGTCTTGCTCTGCTTTAAATTGCTCCTGAGCGTCTTTGTGAGCTTTTGCAACTGCACGATTAACATTCTGTTGTATCATTTCAGTTACTTCCGCTTGTGTAAAAGTCTTCTCTGATGTAGCTTCCGCTTTAACTTCTTCTTGAGTTTCGACTTCCTCTTGTGTTGCTTCGTCTACTACACCATTGTTAACTAAATCTGCCATGAGGCGCCTCCTGTTTAAAGTCATGTCTGACTATTAAATCTTGCACAGTTTATAGCCGTAAGCACGTTTTGGGCATAATAAAAACCAGCCTCAACTGGATTTGTGACTATTTATTTTTCCATTTTTTCTTTGAGTGTTTTTTGATACGACTAAGCTCGTTGTTAGTCGCTTGTGCGTTATGC